CGGCGATGAACTTTATGATAAAAATTATCATGGTGGAGCAAATGTTCCTACAGTAAGACAATCATTACAAAGACTTGGATACCAAATTAAACAATAAAAAAATTAAACAATTACACAATTAACTTTGAATTAACGAATTAATTACTTATAATATAATTAATAAATAAACAAATAATAACAATTAAACAATTAAAGGATACAATATGAGTTTAGACTTAAACGCCATAAAGGCGAAACTTAACCAATTAACAACAACTAACGACAGAAAAAATAACTATTTCAGACCAGAACCTGGTAAACAAAGAGTAAGAATTGTCCCTTACGTTCACAGAAAAGAAAACCCTTTCCTAGAAATGTATTTTCATTATGATATTGCAAAGAGAAGTATGCTCTCTCCAATAACATTTGGTAATGCTGATCCAGTAGTAGAATTTGCTGAAAAGCTTAAGAAAACTGGTGACAAAGATGACTGGCTAATGGGCAGAAAAATTGAACCTAAAATGAGAACATATGTTCCTGTTATAGTAAGAGGTAAAGAATCTGAAGGTGTTAAATTTTGGGGATTCGGAAAAACAATTTATTCTGAATTATTATCTATTATAGCAGATCCTGATTATGGTGATATTACCGACTTAATGAATGGAAGAGACATTGACGTTGAATTTACTCCATCTGAAGGTCCTGGCCAATATCCAAAAACAGCTATTAGAGTTAAACCTAATACAGCACCAGCTACTGAAGATAAAGCAATTGCAAAATCAATAATGGATCAACCTAAGATAACAGATCTATTTCCAGAGCCAACATATGAAGAATTACAGACAGCATTAAACGATTGGATGAATCCAGAAGGTGCTGACTCTGATACTTCAAACACAAAAGCAGCTGCAGCTCCTGCAACTGAAACAAAATCAAATGAAACTGTTACTAAAAAAACAGACGTAGCAGAAGCATTTGACGATTTATTCAATAATTAAGAAAGTTATACATGGCAAAGAAAAAGAGCGAACTGGAAGATTCGTTAGCATCAGCTTTAGCAGATAGTATCAATAAGCAATTTAAAGGACAAAATTACAAGTCAGCATTTTTTCTAGATGGTGATGATGATGCCCCTACAAATGTTAACGAATGGATATCTACAGGATGTTCAATGTTAGATTTAGCTATTTCAAATCGTCCATCTGGCGGGTTTCCTGTTGGTAGAATTACCGAAATAACAGGCCTTGAAGCTTCGGGTAAATCCTTGTTAGCAGCTCATACCTTAGCAGAGACACAAAAACGAGGTGGATTATCAGTATATATTGATACAGAATCAGCTAGTAGTGCAGAATTTTTAACAGCAATTGGCGTAGACTTAAAAACTATGTTATATGTTCCATTAGAAACAATAGAAGAAATATTTGAAACTATTGAAACAATTGTTGAAAATGTTAGAAAGTCTGATAAAGATAGATTAGTAACTATAGTAGTCGACTCAGTAATGGGAGCATCTACTAAAATAGAAATGGCAATGGAATATGATAAAGATGGATATGCAACATCTAAATCTATTATATTAAGTAAAGCTATGAGAAAAGTTACCAATTGGATAGCTAGAGAAAGAATATGTTTAATTTTTACCAATCAGTTGAGAACTAAATTAGGCGTATCTTTTGGAGATCCATGGACAACTGCAGGCGGTAAAGCACTACCATTTCACTCATCAGTTAGACTTCGTTTGAAAAACACCGGAATGATTAAAGCTAGAGTGAATGGAAATGATCAAGTAGTTGGAAATAAAACCAATGTACATGTTGTGAAAAATAGAATGGGGCCTCCTAATAGAAAAATTGATTATGAAATATATTATGATAGCGGAATTGACAACTATGGTGGTTGGTTAAATATCATGAAGAATTTCAAATTAGTTTCTCAATCAGGAGCTTGGTATTCGTTAGATGATGTCGATCCAGATACTGGAGAAGTTCTAGATACTGTTAAATTTCAAAGTAAGGATTTTATAGAGAAAGTAATACAAAATACTGAAATGAAAGACAGACTGTATAATAGAATATGCGAAGCATATATATTTAAATACAGAGCTGGAATTGATGGTGGCATTGACGATGTAGTAGTCGACGAAGAAGTTATAAACGAAGAAGGATAATGAATAAATATCAAGAATTATTTAAGCAACTTCAAAAAGAAAAAGAAAGTATTAATCAGAGTCCTGACGATCATATTATGATTTTTGACGGACTCAATACTTTTATTAGATCATTTTCAGCAACTCCTTCAACTAACGAAGATGGAGAACATATAGGAGGTATTACAGGATTTTTATATAGCATTGGAAAATGCGTTAGAGATTTTAAGCCTTCGAGATGTATTATTGTATTTGACGGAGTTGGTGGATCTAAGCGAAGAAAAAAGATTTATAAAGATTATAAAGGTAATCGTGTTAATAAAACAAGATTACGAAGACACGATCATCATATGCCTAGTATTGAGCATGAGCAAGAAGCTATGAGACATCAATTCAGCAGATTAGTTTCATATTTAGATGCATTACCAGTTACATTTTTATCTATGGATGGAATTGAAGCAGATGATACTATTGCATATATTACTGAAATGTATGAAGCTAAAAGCAAAAAAATGACAATTGTATCAACTGATAGAGATTTTTATCAATTAATTAATGATAAAATTCAAATTTGGTCTCCTATTAAAAAGAAATTATATGATACAGAAAAATTATTAGATGAGTTTCAAGTACACCCTAAAAACTATGTATTATATAGAGCATTTACAGGTGATAAGTCAGATAATATTCCTGGAGTAATGGGCATTGGTCCAAAAACTTTATTAAAACATGTTCCTGACTTGGATAAAGAACAAGAATATGAATTAGATGATTTATGGGAAACATGTTATAATAATGTAACAGAATCAAAAACATATAATAAAATAATAGATAACAAAAATATTATTTCAGATAATTGGAAACTAATGAATCTAAAACTATTAGATATTCCAGCACAAACAAAAAGTAATATTAGAAAAATAATGGAATCATCTGTATCTGAATTAAATAAAGTAGAATTTAGAAGATTATTTATGGAAGATAAGATGTGGGCTGTAATGAAGAATATGCCAGATTGGTTAAACAATACATGGTTATCATTGAGTGCATTTGCACAAAAAACAAAATAAATTGGATTTAATATATATTTTTTATATAATAATATATGACAGATAAGTTAAGTGAGTATGGATGGTCGTTTCAAGTTAAAGTTTTGGCAGCTATGTTTGTGGATAGAACATTTCTACAACAAATTGCAGATATTATCCAGTCGGATTATTTTGAATCTGATGCTAATAGTTGGTTGCTAGATATTCTAATAGAACATTTTCGAGAATATAAAACTCCTCCCTCAAAAGATGTATTAAAAGTTAAAATTACTGAAATTGAGAATGATGTTCTTAAAACAGCAATATTAGAGCAATTAAAAGATGTATTTCGATATATGGAGTCAGATGATTTGGACTTTGTAAAAAATGAAATACTTAAGTTTTGTAAAAATCAAGAAATTAAGCGAGCAATAATGGATTCAGTTGGATTACTCAAAATGGGTAGTTATGATGAAATTAAAAGTAAAATTGATTCTGCTATGAAAGCTGGTGCTGACACTGATATTGGTCATGAATATAAAAAAGATGTAGTTGCAAGGTATACAGAATCAGCAAGACATACTATTAGTACAGGTTGGGATGTTATTGATGATTTAATGGACGGAGGTTTGGCTCCAGGAGAATTAGGAGTTGTTATGGCACCTGCAGGAATTGGTAAATCTTGGATGCTTATTAATATAGGAGCAAATGCCGTTAAACAAGGTAAAACAGTTATACATTATACATTAGAATTAAATGATAACTACGTAGGTCAAAGATATGATTCTGTTGTAACAGGTATTGCAGCTCAAAATTTAAAAAACTATACTGATGATATCGAAGAAAAATTAGAAACATTGGCAGGAGAACTAATTATAAAATATTATCCAACTAAATCTACAGGAGTAATGGGTATTAAAGCTCATATTGAAAAAACTATAATGTTAGGAAACACTCCAGATTTAATTGTAATAGATTATGGCGATCTTTTAAAAGTTAACACTAAAAAAGATAAACATGAAGCACTAGAAGAGTTATATGAAGAAATGAGAGGAATGGCTGGAGAATATGAAATACCAGTTTGGACAGCATCTCAAGCAGGAAGATCTGCATTGGAAGATGATATAATCGAAGCAGACAAAATTGCATCTTCATATGGTAAAGTTATGGTAGCAGATTTCTTAATGTCATTGTCAAGA